TAGCACCAGCGGTAACTTGACCCACAGTCGGTAAACCAAGGTAGTCCTGTAAGGACCCGATAGCGTATCCACCAGCTGGGGATACTTGTTGTGGGACAGTGTAAGAAATAGAATCGGCAGGATTATCCTGCTCCCCCATAAACTTAACCCAATTCGTCCAAACCAAACGATTAGGAACAAAGAAGAAGAAGCTGTCCAAATGGAGATTATCCATAACCGGAAATATTGGGGTAGCCAAACGACCGAACATCGTGACATTAACATTAAAAGTGTCTCCGGGTAAAACCTCTTCGCACATGATAGGCACTAAAAGACCACTGTCAAAAGTAGTCTTAAGAGTTTTCTGCATAGAGAATCTAGAACGGGGGATGTCAGCACGGGGGACCATTGCAAAATTATGTGCATCAACCGATTTATTGTGAAACATAAAAACTCCAAAATGAAATTAAAAAAAAGTGGCCCCGAAGGGCCACAAAGGTCATGACGACTGCAAAACGTCTTTTGCGCGAACAAGAACCTGAGGCTCATTATTTACAAATGCGCCACGGGCATCATCAAATTCGCCCAACAAATACAAATCAAAATCATCGGGATGCTTATTCAACTGGTTATCACCAGCAACGCGATTCACTTCATCAGTGAAATCACGAATAGCAACATTACGATGAGGAACAAAAAAAGGTCGATTAAAAACATCGGCAGCGCGGTCTTTAACAGAAACAACGAACAAAATCATGACAAATCCTTTAAATTATACGTTTTGAAAGAGCAGCTCTAGAAGAGCTAACAAGAGAACGCGAACGCTTACGGACCGGCTGGTCCTCATAAGCTTTACGCTCAAGATCTAACTCGGCACGAACCGAAGATCTATACTGCATATCCAGTGCAAGATCGGATCCAACCTCCTTTAACAAAGTTTTATAAAAACGTGGAACTGGGGCTTTAGAGCCCTGGGCAGTAATAACAGAAGCATGCGGAAAAACATCCGACATGAAAAAATCCCGAAACCAAGAACGGCCAATGCCTTTGGACATAACCAAAAACTCGGGATTAGGCAAAACAACTTCCCCAGTAGCATCATCAATATAAAGCGGGTCAGGTTTTTGCAAGCCCTTAATCTTTTTCAAGATATATCGGGCAATGTATGCAGCGGATTCAAAATTAAGAGAACCAATCAAATGATTACCCCTAGGCCATAACTTAGAGACGGTTGCAGAAATAAAAGTAGGATCACCATTAGAACTGCCAAACCGTAAACGGTCATGAGCAAAATCCAAACCAAATAACGCAATATGAAAATGAGGCCTTCGAGAAAGATCACCATACTCACCTGAGGCAACATAACGAAACTTATAACCAGCTTTACGCAAACGCTTGAAAAACCGTTGTAGGTCATCTTTAAAAAGTTGACCATGCTCAGGTAGCCATTCATCGTTATACGTGAGGTTCAGCATACAAGACACCTTGTGCATCTGTTGCTCGTGAGTTATACGAATAGCCCATTCTCGCGAATAAGCCAAGCGGCATTCTATACACTGACCACACTTCGTAGGGCCATGGGTGGGATGTGTCCATAGAGATGTACACACCAGAGCCTTACAGGCGAATACCACCGCGCATTGGGCCGGCAGTGATGTTAATCAACTTGGTAGTTGATATGTTGCGTTTAAAAGAAGAAGCGCTTGAGCGCTTATTGGCATTGTGACGGTGCAAAGGCTTCATAATGACTCCAGTAGAACAGAAAAACAAAAAGGTGTCAATAGGCACAGTTACATCAAGTAGCGAACTGTGCCCAAAGACGATTACGCAGCAGGAGCTGCATCGACCGGAGGGCTCTCCTTAGGCTTGGCCACGGCCAAACCAAGGCGAACCGCCTCCTCAGAATTCGCCGGATTGGCGAAAAACTCCAAAAACTCTTGAGGAGAGTTATGGAATCTAGCACGAACTTTTGCGTCCATCCGCATAAAGTTCTCATCAGCCTGACGAACTACGTTCATAGCAGACTGAAAATCAAAAACACCCTCATAATCAACATACTGAGGCATAGAGACTGGATCAGGTAAATGACCAGTCTTCATAAAACGATCAACAATATTGTTGATATCAGACTCATCGCGAAATTGCTGCTGAGTCAGAGAATCATCCAAACACTTCAAACCAAACTCGTTGGAACGAGTATCAAAATTATCATAAGCGGAAGCAAACTTCATAAAAACTCCTTAACGTCTCAACATACGCAAAATATTCGTAACAGCATCAACCAAAGCCTTGTACTGTCCGAACTCCTTACCAAAATTCTCAGCTTTCTTAATAGCATTAAGATCAGCCTGAGCAAGATCAGATTCAATAATAGTCTTTAAAGCAAGAGCATAAATCTGTCCAGCACGTTGCTCTTCAGAAATAGTCTGCTTTTCAATCAACTTAACAGAAGCTTCAAGCTGTTTAATAACAGCAACTAAACGCTCACCCTCAATAGAAATATTCTTAGTCTCTTCAACAATCTTCTTAGCCTGAGAATTCTGCAAATTAATTGCAGAACGCTTCTCGTCAGCAGAAGCAAAAGACAATTTCTCATTGGCAAGAGCAAGCATAGTATCAGCCCGGGCCTTGATAGTCTGGGCACCAATATTCTCAGTCTCAGCACCGACTTTAGGAACTTGCTTATGAGCAAGTGAAGTCTGGGCAGACTGATAACCAGTGGTGGCACCGGCAGCATACGGATTCTGAACCTGTGTAATAGAACCAGTAGGAGTAGAAGCACCACCACCTTTCAAATAAGCAAGCATAGGATTAAGGCCGGCGGCCTCCATATCCTTAACTTGCCTTTGGTAGGCAGTGTTGCTCATACGCTCTTGAAAAGCAGTGTTTTCACGAGCAATCTGCATATTCTGAGCATTAGTACCTTGTTGACCAAGAAAACCACCAATAGCAGAAGCAGCAGAAACCAAAGGAGCAGGGACAAAATCAGCAACCTTATTAACAGTATCCTTTAACCAATCTAACATAAAAACCTTTCCCTCAATCATTCCCCGAAGGGAATGATAGAGGCTTAAAAATGATCGATAAGCCCAGGTACAGAGTACATAGGAAGAGGACGAGCTGCGTTAATACTAAAAAACGCATCAAGTAAAAACTGCTGGCCATTGGCAGCAGAACCAACCGCAAGATTGCGGGCAAGAGGAGGAGTATCCTCAATGAACGTTGAATTCAACGTAGGCAAAGAAGTAAACTTCTGTGCATAATGCCACGGGTCAATAGTACCCGCAGCAGTAGAACGAAATAAACCGGTAATCTCAGAAGGGTTGTAGCGATATTCCGCCCAACGCTCCTGGTAACCGAAAACATTAGAATCAGAAGAACCACCAGTAACATAAATTTCCTTATTTAGCACAGCTTGTTCACCAAGCATAGCAAAAGCAGGAAAATAATAATCGTACCTGGTAGAACGGCTCCAATGGCGCCGTAAACCTTGCTGATAAGTCAAATCAGCGCGAACAGCAATAACACCAATAACATAACCATGCTCCACAAACGACTGGGTGAACCCATGATTGTGTGCATGATAAACGCCCATAGCAGCTAAATTACCCTGAGGAGTAGTCTGGCCTGAAATGCCAGTACCAGTGGTTTGGGCAATAGGAGAAATATTAATAAGAGTAGAGCCACCACCTAAATACTCAGGACGCTGAAGGCGAGCATCTGGCGAGGTAACGCCAAAATGAGAACGCAAAATCTCAGTGTACCTGGTACCACCTCGGGCATCGCGTTCAAGCAACTTTTGAATCTGAAAAGATTGACGAAGCTGATTAATAGTAGCAGCTGTAGCAGCAGACAAATCAGCAAATAAATTGTAACTAGCAGCAGTGGGAGCATTACCAGTGGTAACGCCAGCTGTAGTACCGTATGGAACAGTAGTTACAAAAGAAGTACCTGTCTGAACAATAGCAAAATTATTGTCAGCAGCAGTAGCAGTACCTGAATACTGATCGTACTTAATAGGAGCAGAAGTACCTAAAGGTAAAGTAACAGCCGTGCCACCTTTCTGTGGCCACGGCAATGAAGAAGTAAAGTAATCGTGACGCTTACCGCGTCTCTGCAAAGCATATGTAGTAGAAGGAGTGGCATCAGGGCCATCACCTTTATCAACTACTCGAGAATTCTGTAAATTCTCATCTCTAAACCATTGATTATAAATCAAATTATAGGCGCGGGTAGGTAGCGCCGAATGTGAAACCGTAGCACCAGCGGTAACTTGACCCACAGTCGGTAAACCAAGGTAGTCCTGTAAGGACCCGATAGCGTATCCACCAGCTGGGGATACTTGTTGTGGGAC